TGACTGAATTATGTTCCATAGTAGAGGTATGCTTATGCTTGATAAGATATTTAATAAGCTTCTTATCTTTGGCATCTAATGTCTCCTTGTGTTTACCAAAACTGACGCGGGCCGCATTGACGACAGTCAGATCGCTTCCCATATGCTGGACATATTCAACCTTGCCAATGCCGTCATTGTATAAGTCTATTCCTTTAATTTCCATATTTCCCTCTAATCAAAGTTTGATGCGTCATTTCTTTTGTTTTTTCTTATACCTGTAAACAGCTTTGGATTTCTAATTCCAGCAAACCGAAGTATTTCTAAAACTTTTTCTTCGTTGTTCAAATCTTCTGTTTCGAATATTCTAACTTTTTTAGGATGATATTTCACTAACCATTCGGCCTCAGAATAATAATCTTCCCAATAACACTCTATTGCAGTCTCTAAAGGAATATTGCTGTTATACTCAGGAAACGAATTATCCCAATTGTTCTTTTCAACGTTATCTACATTCTGCAAAGGATTGTTTTTTTGCCGTTTAAATTTTTCTTGAAAAGCTGAAATGACCTCTGCTTTATCCCTACGCAATATAATGAATTTAAAATCTATTTCTTCTTTTTTCAGCTCCTCGAGATTATGAAGCAAGAACCTAACGTATGGAAGGTAATAAGTTGCAACATCGCCAACGACTCCATATAAATGAGATTCGTGATTTAGCTGTTCCCATTTGTTTTCAGCAAAATTATTTCTAGCCTCTATAGAAGTCGACCAAGGTAAGATTGGAAATAATTCATGACCAACAAAAGCGTCATCTTGACTATTCAAAAGCCAAGCCAAAGATGCTGTACCGCAACAACCCGTACCCATTCCAAATACGAATTTTCTCATTATAATCCCACGTAATTTTTAATTAAAACTTCTGTAGACTTTGAGCCTGCGCCGGTGTTGTTTCGACCAGCCGTGTATTTAACGTTAAAATACCTGCAATTAAAACCATCGTCAAACTTACTTGCAAACCAACCGTCGTATATTGTACCAACCGGAGGTACCCACCCTTGCTTCATATGCTCTCGGTTAGAAAGAGATACTAAACAGCCCGAGTCTGATGCTACGTTGAGAAAATCGCATAACCTTGATTGATCTGTGTCACTGAAAACTCCAGCCGAATTGTACTTTGCAAAAGACAATCGATAAGGCGGATCTGCGTAAAACCAATTCCCTTTACCGAAAAAACAAGATGTATTTTCAAAATCACCAGACATCAATATGCACGAATCGATAAACTCTGCGTATATCTTTAATTTCTCAGTATCGAAAAGAGATCCAGTTGGCTTCCAAGTCATCAATCCAGCTGGAGATGCATACCTAAAATTAAAGTTCTCTGAGGTCTGCCATATTCCGTTAAACCCGGTTTGTAACATATACATTAAAGCGGCCGCCTGCTCTGTGGTGCTCATTGTATTTGGATATAAAGCGTACTGGTCTCTTAAACCGTAATAATACTTTTTCCGATCATCTTTTGTTGTATACGCAACATACCCTTTGTTAACGTGTTTAAGGTACTCTTTTTCGAACGCCGGATAATTTGCTTTTTTCATACACTGGTACATTGTTATTAATTCTTGACATGCTTCGTTAATAACAATACTTGTGTTTGGGAACTTCTTCTTAACCCACATAGAAACAGCTGCCGTTCCCGAAAACATATCGACAAATAAATCAGGCTCAGAGCTTGGAAAAAACCCAGATGCTATATACCTTTTATGCATCCTGTTTTTACTACCGGCCCACTTAAATGGCGGCTTGGGCTGGATAATAGCTGTGTTGTTAATCTGTGCCGAAGCATTCGTTCTTGTATTTAGATAATCCCAAGTTTTCATATTTAACAGTCTCCGTAATGATTTTTGCAACTGAATATGGATTTATATTAGATGCATTTCTTATGCCTTTAATATACTCTGAACTATCATTTTGTTCAACAGATTCTGGAACTCTTATGATTGTTTTGCCATTGTTCAGTTGCAAAAAATACGTGGCTATTTTATTCCCTTTAGCCGACTTTCAATATCCAACCCTGCAACATCAATTTTCTTCTTCGAGCAATGAAAATGATTCATAAAACCTTTAAATTTTCCAGCAGCACATTCATAATCATATGCCCATTTAGTCTCTGGCGCCTCAAGCGGGATGTCGCAACCTTCATGAACGGCTTTCCACAAAGCGTCTAACGCGTCGAGCTGCACTGGATAAAACCAGGTAAACGGTTCTAGAACTTTGTCTTGAGCGATTGCGTCGCTGATCATTGGCCTCTTTCCGAAACCGTTTTTTTGATACCAAGACTGATACTTTGGATAATATGCGTTAGAAATTTCAACCCCTATAGAATGCTTGTTAACGCTTCTATTACCAGCATGCCAACATGAATCATTCAAATCATGCAGCTGAATAATTGTACCATCATTATCGATACAAAAATGCACTGATACGTTTCGTTTTGCTAAAACATTTGCGCAACTTGTGCTATTCAAACAAACGTCCCAATGGTTAACAAAAGACTTTATAGTACGCTTTCTGTTATTCTTAGTTACTCCATTACTTACAGCATATGGAAATCCAGCATCTTTAAATGTATGTACCTTATCAGCCGGCCAATCGATCTTGATTGGATTATCTTGCCACCAAACCACGTCTGACTTGTCAGATACCCATCCAGATGCGTCTAGATCTCTTTGAGATTCTATACTAGCGTTAATATGCCGAAACGTTCCAGGGCCGCACATACCATCAGCATGCAACCTTATCGATGCTTGATAAGTCTTGATTGCTTTTGTGAGTTTTTTATCAAAATGATTATGCCCGGGAAGAAACCAATCAGGCTCCCAGCCAAGCTTCGAGGCCGAAGCCTCGTTATAAAACTCTTTATCTACAGCCATAATATATCTCCTTAAATATTAAGATGCTCATTTCTTAATCTACTAGATTAATATCTACGCTAATATCGATCTGTAATCTTGGCATTCCGATTTTATCTGCTAAACCCATCTTCTTTGCTTTTCCAGGTGTAACAAACCAGTCTGCTTGACCGCGCTTTCGTACTTCTTTCAAAAACCAACCGCGGGGCTTATTACAATTATCAGCTAATATTTCATAAATCTTAGTATTCAATCTAGCTGTTTCTTTTGCCGATGCTTGGATTTCTTCGTTTTTCCCATGGGATCCGGAAGAAACGTCATGAATCATTAGAGTAGCCTCTGGCGTAACATACCTCATCCCGGGTGTTCCGCAAGAAAACAATATCACTCCGCAACTCATCGCCTTTCCTTCAACGATCGTTGCAACCGGAAGTTCGCTAGCGTTGATAGCTGATATCATACTCATAAGAGAATAAACTTGACCGCCGTATGAATCGATAATAACAGGAATAACTTTCTGTCCTGTATTATGAGCCATGGCCATCTTAAGAGCGAAATCCTTTGCGCTATCTTCGTCAAACTTGTTAACTCTAATCATAACCGGATTATGTCTTAATTCCATTTCCCGAATTTTGTTATCCATATTGGTTTTCCAATGCATTTTTTCTCCTTAAATTTATTTTCGTGTATTTAAAATATACCTTTATACTCATATATGTTCATAAATAATTAAATATTAAACTATCCGCATTTTCCGCCGCCGCATGACGTGCAAAGTTCACACCCTTCTTGATATATAATTGTACCTTCAGCACTGCAACTATCACATACTGTTACAGATGCTTTCGATCCGTCCTTTATATATTTCTTCAAACACCTTGCTATACACTTTGAAAAAGAAAACATATCCATTTCTTTATCTTTCTGTAATTGTTCAACAAGATACTGAACTGGAGCTCCATGACGAAGTGCCAATGATATTGTCCTAGTATGCCCCGCGTAATTAGGGTTGTCGAATATATTTACTATATCTTTTATTATTATCTCCTCCCCCTTATCTCCGAAAGCTAAATCGTACTTGTTTGGCTTTGTTTTAAACGATCGTTTTGTAAGCGTACCCGATGAATATTTCTTAGGGATCTCTATTAATTCAGCGCTACCGCCTATAATTTCATACGGCTTACCTTCATACATTCCAACCATCATTACCCATCTTTCCCCTTTTACTGAAGCATGATGGATATCGCATGCTAAAACCTCAGGCCGCTTGGGTGCATGCTGATCTGAAAAGGCTTTTTCCTTTTGTCCCTTTGCCCCAGGAGATACTAACACTCCTGACCTAGACCCATCTCTATAGATTGTTATTCCTTTACACCCAGTTTCCCAACCAGCCTCATAGACCTTTTTAACTGTATCGATGTCAATGTCCGCTGGCAAATTACATGTCGAACTTATCGCGTGGCAGACCCACTTTTGAGCTGCAGCTTGAAGCCAAACCTTACTTACCCAATCGATCTCGTTTGCAGTTGCGCCGGCATAAGGACTATGAGATACAGCCGCAGCAGGATCGTCTTCCCAACCACAATCAGGATCAGTAGAATCCAGCCATTCTTTGAATTTATGATGATACACGTTATACTCTTGCCATTTATCGCCTAGATTATCTACGAAATCGATTCTAACATCCCCATCTTGCGGGTTAACTTTTCTTCGTCTAGTATAATGTAACATAAATGCAGGCTCGATACCCGACGTTGTCTGTGTCAAACAAGAAACAGACCCAGCAGGCGCGGTTGTTGTATTTGCAATGTTTCTCCGACCGTATTTTACCCAATCTTCCTTTACTTCTTGCGTTAAATTTTCGAATATCCTTTGCAAGAATGGATGATCTACTTCTTTATTCCAATCATGAACAGGGAAAGCCCCTCTTTCCTTTGCTAGAGTTATTGATGAAGTATATGACCCTATGGCCAGGTGCTTATAAAAGTTTTCTACAGTGACGATCGATGCTTCAGATCCGTATTTTTCACCTAGCATGGCAACAGCATCACCCAACCCGGTAATCCCTAACCCAGTTCGCCGACCATTAATTGCTTGTTCCTTAATGAAGTTCCACATTTCAAATTCAATTCTTTTTACGTTCTCTGGTTCAGGATCGTTATTAATTTTTTTAATGATTTTATCGATTTGCTCAATTTCTAAATCGATCATATCATCCATCAGCCTCTGCGCCTTTTGTACGACTTTACCGTAATGCTCAAAATTAAATTCAGCTTTTTCGGTCCATGGGTTCTCTATAAACGATGTTAAATTAACTAACATAAGACGACACGAATCCCCTGGAGATAAAATAATTTCACCGCAGTTATGAACCAATATATCGTTTGCAAAGAAGTTGTGGTTGCCTTCTACCGTAAGATCATATACATCTTCTTCGACAACAGACCGTGTTTTAACCAATGATTCGAATATTTCTGCTCCAGGTCTGTTTCTGTTTTTAGGACGCAAATTACGACGTTGCTTTGGTGTTGAACTGAAGCATATAAGTTTATCATATTTTCTATTTAAATCTCCTGCAGCTTTCCAACCATTGTTAGTGTATACTCTATGATCTACTGTTAGCTTGATAACCCTTCCAGACTCAGTAGTAAGCTCTATCAATGACTCATCTTCTTTTGTCATGAAAGCAATTGCGGGCTTCATCTCGATTGTTTGTGTTGCAACGTTATATGACTTTACGAGAAAATTTGCTTTACTGTCTGCTAGCTCTTTTATAGTCTTAGGGCCGTTGTCGGTTTCAACTATCGAGTCTCCGGAAACGCAAGGATTTGTCGAAGTCGATCCGAATCCAACATCTGTATACGCATCAGATGGTGTCATTGCCAGTGCAGTATCCCAGAATAATATCCCAGGCTCTGCCGAGGCGTGAGCTGATGTGATTATTTCATTCCATACTTCGTTAGCATCAACATTACAAATTATTTCCGGATTATCAGAATCTACCGGCCATTGTTGCTTGTATGACGACTTTGACTTGACAGCACGCATAAAATCATCAGAAATTCTTACTGATATATTTGCACCGGTTATCTTTGTAAGATTACGCTTTATTTTAATAAAATCCATTACTTGTGGATGGTGAACGCTAATTGAAAGCATGAGTGCACCGCGTCGGCCGCCTTGAGCTACTTCTCGGCAACTGTTTGAAAATCTTTCCATGAACAGTTCAATACCATCAGTTGTCCGAGCCGCGTTGGCACATATAATTCCTCGGGGACGAATATTAGATATATCAAACCCTACCCCTCCGCGGCGCTTCATTATTTGGACTTGCTGTTGGTCGGTAAAAAGAATTCCTCCATAGCTATCATGAGGAGAATCGATAACGAAACAATTAGATATCGATTGTACCTGGAATGGATTCCCGATCCCAGACATAGGAGACCCTTGCGGAACTATGTATTTAAAATCTTTTAATAATCCGTATATCTCATCTTTCGACATAGGGTTAGGATATTTCTTTTCTATCCTGGCAAATTCAGTAGCTAATCGGCTGTGCATATCATCTGGAGATGTCTCATAATAATTATCCTCTAAATCTCTAAGTGCGTACTTAGTGATCCAAACGTTTGCGGCTAATTCATCTCCCTTGAAGTATTCTAAAGTCGCCTTAGATACTTCTTCTTTTGTACATACCAATTTTTCATTCATAGCTTAGTTCCTTTTTGGCCACCTTAACTTGATCCCACATCTCTTTCATTCTCTTTTTAGGATCTGTTAACATTTCGTAAGTTTCCATTTCATCCGGACTTAATGACGAAAACCTAGATGTCGCTGTGTCGATTTTTAACCTTAAATTAATACCGTCAATTCCCGCTCTATTCTTTGCAACGAAAAGACGCGCATATCCAGAAGCCTTTTCCTCTGGCTTTCTACTCAATCCTAAAACAACGTCGGAAACCTGGGCCTTTCCATATGACTCACCCATGTTCTCTAGCCCAACAAAATCAGCGGATGCTCCGCTTCGATTTGACTGCGAAGCAGTCCAAACAGGTATATCAAAATCTGCGGCCATCTGTCTTAGTTCCTCATAAATTAACTGCAATTCCAGTCTCAAAGCGTCATATGCTCTTGTCGACTTCATTACATCAGCATAATCTATAATAACTACCGACGGTGTATAATTTCGTAATTTCAGTTTCTCTAAATGGTTCCGGATCGTATTAACACTAGCGGATCTACATGGATAATATTTAATGATTAAACTTCCATATTCATTGTCTTCATAATTTTGAATAACTTCATCTTTTCGTTCGAATAAATCCGAAACAGAAATATTTGTAAGATTTGCGTCGTATCTTTTTCCCGTTAAAGTTTCAGATAGCTCGAATGTATAATGTACAACTGTCTTACCTATCTTCAAAGCTTCTGCGCCCATATTAACTAACCAATGAGAATTATGAGACAATATGTCATTCGTCCAAAACTGATGTACATCCTCAACTTGAATATCATAAAGATATTCTTCCTCTAAATCTTCTGTAATATTAACAACGGATTCTGGCCCTGACCTTGTAATTACTCTATTTCCAATCTCCATCTCACTCAAAAAGCGCCAGCCATGATGTTCATCAAATACTCGATGCTTTGCTGCAGCAATTAGTTTTCTTCCTGTTTCTGTTTCTATAATAACCTTGGATAATTTTTCGGTTGTCATATAACCTTCAATCTTTTTATATCCATATGGTGTTGCAACTTCAATGGTTTCTGATGAAACATACTCACAGTTTTCTTTTGTTTCAAATTTATTCAAGATTTGAAACAAGTCCTTAATTTGCAATTCCTGCTCAATAACTCTTTTCTCAATTCTTAACTCATCTGTTTCGATAATATCTTTGGCATAAATTTCTCCTCGTGCTGTTTTTACTTTTTCGTACGGAAGATAAATTAAACCATCAATTACTATAGCACTATATCTTACGCATACATAAGCATGCCCTTCAACACATTTTCCAACGCCAGTTGGTGCAACTACCACACCTAGCTCTCCACGACCTAATCCTCCGTCTAAAACATCTTTGCAATCGAGCTCTGGTAATCCAGTTGGGGTTGTAATCCTAGATATCTCTTGAAACCGAGCTTCTAAATCTTCGAAGAATTCATGACCAATAGACTGCGGCATACCAACTGATACTGCAGTTCTCATGAGATCAACAACCTGTTCGAACTGCTCTCCCTGAACTAACTCAACGGCTTGCGTTAACGCTTCTTTAAATGCTTGTCTTTTGCAAAACTGTAACGATTGATCCTTAACATATGGCAAATCTTCAGGATGCTGATTCATTCTCATTCGTTGCAAGAAAGCGATGATCTGATCTCTCAACATTTGATCTGCAGTGTCATTCTGCAGATCTTCTCTTATTATTTGAATGAGCAGTTGCATTGTTGGAAAACAACGGTATTTATCGTAATATGAAAAATAGTTCTTTGTAAGATACTTTAAATACTTGAGATCAAAATACTCAGGATTCATTACCTCATGCATCTGTGCAGCCCAATCTTTATCTGTAACCATCCCTTGAAAGATTTTTTCTTGGAAAGATTTCCCGTACTTACTAAAAGAATTCCCTGCGGGTGCTGCAGCTAGCCTAACCTTTGTATTCATTATTACCCCTGAACTTTAATGCATGCGTTAATTCGCATATACAACTTATCAATATCAAACCCTCGAGGCATATCAACGCCTTCTTTTATCAATGCACGTATTAATCCAATTTTATCTCTTTTAATATCGTAATCGGCAGTAGCATATTTCAATTTTTCAACATGTGTTGCTGATAAATTTGAGTTATCTAAGTACATTAACTTCCAATTCCTTAAAGGTACATCTGGGTTTTCGAGCATGTTTCGAAACATAGCATATGATTTTTCTTTATTTCGAATTTCACATAAACTAAGTATGTCTGAAACGCTTACAAACTTATCGGATGACAACTCTGGAAACCTTTTCACTAATGATTTAAATCCTACACCTTTTATGCCAGGGATACCGTCAGAGGTATCCCCAATAAAGCATCTTGCTGTAACAAAATTTTCAACACTCAACCCATATCTTTCTAGTACATAATTTTGATCTAATATTTTTTTGGATGCCGGAGAATATTGCTTTGTATTATCAGATATCAACTGATGCATATCTTGATCCATAGAAATAATTAACTTCTCTTTATCGTTAAACTCGTATCGACAGATATATCCAATAATATCGTCAGCCTCACATTCACCAACATATAACTGTTGAACCGGCAAATAGCTTAAAAACCTTGTCAATAATTCAATCTGGTAATTAAAATTTTGCTTTGTGTCTGGAATATCCTCGTATATCTCAGATCGGTTAAGCTTAATAGGCTTTCTATTCATTTTATATTCTGGCAATATCTGCCGACGGCGTGCCGACCCTCCGCCTTCCCAACAAATGACTATTCTAGATGGCTTAAATTTATCAGCATACATTGACAATGATTTCATAAAACCGATCGAGCCACCTAGATGATGACCATGAGATGACATCAACGGTACAACGCAATACGATCTAGCGAAAACGTTGTATGCGTCGATTAATAATATTGGACCTTCTTTATTAAGCATCATAAATTCCCCTTTTTTTAACTCACTACATTATAACGACAAAATTTCGTTTATACAAAGAAACTTAATTATTTTAATTTTCCGGATCGACAAATCCGTCGTCTAATATCATTGCTACTTGTCTGATTTCCTCGTATGACTCAGCGTCAATACTAATTGCCTCAGATGCCCCCATTATATCTGCATGTGCCGCATTAAAAATTAAATCAACATATGGCTTAAATTCTGGATCATTCCAAACCTCTCCAAACTCTGTTTTATAAAACTTCTTTTCTAGCAACGTCTTTCCTGTTTTCACAGAACAAACCATTAATGATTTCCATGCGCCGGTTCCTTCGATAATACATGACTTATCTTTATTTGTAACTGGACCCGACTCTTTGCAAAACCTGCGCAATACATCGAAAGTTTGCTCGTGCTCACGAACACCTTTCCCAAAATGGATCTCGAAATTACACGTTCTAAAAGGTGGAGCAACCTTGTTCTTTATTGTCTTTGCTGAAACGTTGATTCCTACGATGTTCCCTTTTTTATCCTTGATCTGTTGGCCTGCGCCTAACTTTATCCTTACTGATGAATGAAACGGAATTGCTTTCATGTTATTCCTAATCTTTCGAAGAGGCATGGACTATATCTTCAAAAATCTGGTGTGTTGTTTTTTCTTTCAAATCAGAGTCCCAAATACGCAAGACACTATAACCTGCCTTTTTATAAGCTTCATTTTTCTTATCATCTCTTTTCCAAATCTCTTTAGCTGACTGTTTTTTCTTACCAACTATGTCATCGGGGCTAAACTTTTTTGGATTAGCATGCCAATAATCACCATCGATTTCAACTATAAGGTTGTAATTTGGCAAATAGAAATCAGCATAAAATGGATTACAAATAAATTGCTTGTCGTATTTTATCTTTAGGTCTATTAAATGGCTCTCAAAATAAATTTCACATTTCGTATCTTTATTATTAAAACGTTGCAACTTATTTTTATTCATCCAATTTAACATTCTCTTTTCTGCTTCTTCAACGCCGTATTGAATTACCCATCTTTCATAATTTGACTTTTTCATCCAATCTGTTGGTACAGTAGATTTTAATTGGGGCCACTTATTCGGATCTTTAGCAATCTTTTCTTTCATTAATAAAGATTGGCTTAGTTTGTATCCTTCACTTTGGGTGGCCTCTCTACAACTAGCCGCTTTTCTTTCTCGAATTTCTTTAGTGTTGTAAACTTTATCTGTCATTCTTTGTAGATTCAGTTTATTCCCTTCAGAATTACGCCAATCAGAAAATCTATCAAAATTACCCATTATTGAATTTGGAAATCTTGATTTATAACTAGTTGCTGTCATATTATGCTTTTTAAGATGAGTGTTAGTAATGGCTTTGAAATACTTTCCACAAACTTCACACTTAAATTTTTGTCCCGCGCTCATAGGTAATTTCCTCCTTGAGAAATTGACTTATCAATTAATAAGTATGTGTAAGCGGAAAGCTTTACCATACTTTTCTCAAGGAATACTAACACTAGTCTCTGAACCTTCAACCTATTACTAGGAAGCTTGGCTGCTGATTGCCCAATCTCTTGTTTTTTCAAACATTCACGCTCGGAATTACTTCCCACGTTGTAGTAACAAAAGCTCTCAGGGGTTTCCAGACAATTCACGGAATGAATTAGCATTGTTTTATACGCCTGCAAGGGAGGCAAAACGTCTACCACCCGGCGTTGTATTGTGATTAGTTTCACCATTAGCAAGATAGCACTCGGTTTCTGGTACGGACATGTCAACAACTTGCATAGGGCTATTGATTAAAACAGCATCAGATCTATTTTTACTTCTGACCCATTCATCATCTACTAATGTCCTATGTGCTGCAGTTGTTTTTAAACCTGAAGATAGTTCAAAATGACTATCGACGTTATGTTTTACCACATAATTTGTCATTGGTTTATACCCTTTGGGCGTATTAACTTTAATACCTAAATCTGACATGTCATATTCACATGGATTGTCCATGTCATCTATGCCCAAGATACTGGCTAAGTTTCTCATTGTTGTTTTCATTCTCATAACTTCAACTCCTTTGTTGTGTTTTTTTATTTTGTGAATAGTAATTTTTATAAAACATAGACTCTTTATCAAACTCTATCTCTATCTCTGTGTCTGGATCAACGCATGTAGGATCTCCGTACATAACTCCAACCTTGGTTCGAATTTGATTAAGACAAATAAACAGTACCTTTTCATTAGCGATAATTCCAGTGATCTTCCTCATCCCCTTAGAAATAACCCTAGCATTCAAACCGATTGTCTGCTTATCATAATCCCCCAATAACTCGTCTTTAGGACTAGTTGCCGCTACAGAATCCCAAATAATTGTAATCGGAATATCCTTCTGAAGCGCCTTTGCTTTAATTATTGTTTTCTCAGCAATGGAAAGCACCTCCTCAGTACAATGTGTATCTACATAGACGAAACGCTTTCTAATATCAACCCCCAATAACCCTAGATTATCAACAGACGTTGCGTTCTCAGTATCGATATACACGACAATACCACCCTGAGCCTGTGTGTGTTTCGCGACTTGGATAGCGATATGAGACTTTCCAATTGATGGTGGTCCAAATATCTCTACAATCCGCCCAACTGGCAATCCCCCATTAGGCCTAGATGCGATTAAGTAATCTAACTGCTTACTTCCCGTTGATATCCATCTATCAACATGAGTTGGAGAATCATCTACAGCTAAATTATATGCCACACGAGCGCCATGATCTTTATTTAAAGACTTTATTAAATCAGCTGTAAAATCCACCGATTCCTCTTTCTTCTTTTCTGCTTTTTTAACTTTCGCCATAATATAAATTCCTCTTTAGATTTAAGTGTTGATATATTATACGCACTCACATTATAATTTACAAATAAAAAGGGGGTGGAAAACCACCCCCTTAGATAACACATAGTGCTTCGAAATATTTAAATCTCGAATGATGGATCTGACTCCAGATCTGCGAATGCATCATCAATATCATCGCCGTAATTCTTGGAAGTATCTCCCTTTCGTGGAACTCGCTTAGCGCTTGTTGTATCACGTGCGGAGTTTGATGGTCTTGTATAACCAGTAGAATTACTGCTTGTTGTATCTTGCTCTTGCTCTTCGTCTCCACTTAACCATGCTTGCATGATATTCTCAAGTTGTTCGTGACTCTTAAGTGTGTAAATGTCATCAATTTCTGGAATGCTTTCTTCCCACTCTTTAATTTGAGCCGCAGTACCGATCGGTGTTGCTTTTGGTCGAGGCATGACGTCAGTCATTGCATACATCTTTCCAGGCTGCTTTGTACAGCTAACTTTAATGTCATGTCCACCATGAACGTCTGTAATATCCCCATAATCTGGATCCAGCATAATGTTCAGAAGATTCTGATATACCGTTTTACCGAAAGCCCAAAGTTTAACTCCTTCACTTTCGCTGCCGCGAACGATTACTGCAGCGTAAGTACGCATCTTAGGATATAGCTTCTTTGCCATCTCATAAGACTCTTTAGTACCTTCATCCTTAAGCTTTTGAATAAGCTCTTGGATAGGATCTGGTTTTCCAAATTGATGTGGAGTAAGAAGTCCTGGGTTGTTTCCAATATTATAATAGAACCAACGCTCCTTAAAAGGGTTACCGTCGTTATCGGTAAAACCTAAAATACGAACTGTTACTGTTTCGCCTTCAGGCGGGCGCCACATTACTCTTCTTTTTGAATTTGCTCCGGATAGAGCGTTAAGTTTTTTACGAATTGCGTCAAAATCAATAGCCATGATTGTTTTCCAAATGTTTAAATGTTGTTTGATTTATTGTTTGATTGAACGCCGATTTACATCGACACCTTTAATATATTATTCTTTGATCTAATGTACAAATTTTTATTAATCTATTCTTTATTTTTTTTACTAAAATCAGCGTTACTTTTTCCTATAGGCAAACTATACCCAAATCCGGATCCCATACTAGCTACGGTGGATGCTTCATCCGGGAATTCTTCGCCGTCTTGATCTCGGTCATCTTCTGTCGACAAATCCGGCTCTAACAATAAATCGTCATCTTCGCCGATTGATTCGATTAATATCGATTTAATATAAAGTCTTATTAACTGTCGCAACTTTGATTCTGAAATGTGCATTGTTCTTCCTATACCGATCCAAAGATTAATTTAGCATGAAGAGAACCACCCAGATGCCTGACATACCAGCCGTCATATTCTCCATTGGGGCCGTACTGCTTTGATTTACCTGCTTCTATCTTAGAAGTTGTGTCGGTAAATTGCGCCGCGAGATCGGCTAAATTTTTATCATTGCCGGCATATAACGCGGGATGCTCCCCGAACCATGTAATGGTTTTACCAGGTAATAGACTACGAGCTATTGATTCATCTGTGCATGCTGGCGTGCTTTTTTTCATCTGTGCTGTTGCAGCCCTTCCACTCATTTCAGCGTAATGTTGTCCGTCTGATAGTCTTCCTGCTGTGTCATCAACAACAAAGTTTGCAGCCCCTTTAGAGCCGTCTGTCGCAGATAACGTTAATTTCATTTTACCGGCCTTGGGTTTCATTCCTCTTACTACATCAGCTTCTGGATCTTGGTCAATATCCCACCCTAGGAAGGTTGAATAGTCGTTGAGTTTTGGATCGGATAAGTGTGTAGGGGCTTTGATATCGACATTTCCCCCTATATAAGAATATGATTTATCGATCAGATCAAATATTTCATCTCGTAACCCACTGTTGTCTGGATCCATTAAGTCATCGTAAATATACATTTCTTTATTTTTTTCGTAATCGTTTAATTGATTAAAACGTTTTTCTAATATCGATTTTTTTTCTGCTTCTATTAATAACGATTTAATATAAAGTCTTAAGTTTTTATATATAGGCATCCTGTACTCCAGCTTTATGGCTTTTTAGAATTATAAGTTAACCTTAAATATTCCTTAGATGGTATAATAGACCGTTATTTGCAAATTAATATTCTAGAAGCACAGAGCAAACGACCTAAATAATTTAATGGTGCCTCTTTATCAACAGACAATATTGCGTTAAACTCTTCCATACTTAACTCGACGCCGTATTTAAAAAGAAACTGAAATGTTCTTTCTATACTAGAATTTTTAAGAGCTTGATTTCGCTTATATATGTGTCCTAATTTTTCTATATGCCATTCAGAATCCTGAGGCAGAAACATGTCTTCCTCTGTTGATCCTACTGTCCCTATATTATGTAGCAATGCTACTTTATAAATAGACTTTTGATCGGCTAATTTGCCGCCGACGATATCAAGCTTTCTCATTGCATCTAAAATATCTAATGTGTTCTGTATCATACCGCCATTATAACATCCGAAAAGATCCTTCTGAGCGTTCGATGGTGACGTTGCGATCCGTGTCCCCTCTGCCTCAATCATTTTATCGATATTTAAATCTTTTAATTTGCTAATAATACTTATATATTTTTCGAAGTTACTAGATACTACTTCTTCGTTTTGTTCCGACATGGAAACTCCCTTGTTAATTAAACTGTCATTAATATATTGTACTCAGTTAACTAACAATTTATAAATTTTTCCAAGACTTTCCCGAAGAAACATATATCAACAATGCCTGTTGACCAGATGCAAACTGAAATTTAAATTTATTTGATTCAATACCAAAATAACTTGGGTTTGAATTATTAATTGCTGTAACAATCGATGCAAACCAAAATGCAAATATTCTCAATGTTTTTTTAGGCGATCCTGATTTCCCTATTGCTTTTTTTGAATCTGCCGTCAATCTTATTAAAATCCCCGGTGCTGTTTTATTAGGTGCTATCACCATTTTAGGTGTATCGAAAAAATTCTTAAATTTCTGTGCAGGATGATCTTTTGATACGTTATCACCAGAAATCATTCCCTTAAATATCTCTTCTAAATTACTTATTTTACTACTTGAACCAGGCAAAGAATTAACCCCCACTGATTTCAACAACTCTCCCGGGTTACTATCAGCCCGTCCTTTAAGACTTTTTATTTCCTCTGATGGTCGACCGCTCATAAGAGCTACGACACTATCGTTTAAAATGTCTCCAGCTAGTTCAGAACTTTCGTTTTCTTCTTTCAAAATTTTAATTAGAGTTTTCATTTATTTAATCTCCGTACATTCAATTGGCAACTTAAGGCTGTCGTTTATATATAAGTATTCTGGTATGTCACCTGTACCGCTAAATATGCATGCATCATGAATAATCCAGTGTGGTGAAAGATTCTTGTTTTGGTTGAAAAATTTTGCAAATGCGATCAATGCTGCGTCAGCTGCTGATGACTGCAACCACAATGACAACAAATGATGACCCTTAACGTTCTTTACATATATTGGTCGACCAAAATAATTATTAATCCAATCGCTCTTTATATCTGCCTGCAACTGATATATCCACTCTTCGATTGCGAAATACTTTGAAATCTCAGGTATTACTTTTGATCCGTATAAAGAAGAAATAATTGCAACCTTTGCATACGACCGATCCCCCTTAATCTTTAAATCAGTCATTATCTTCTCGTATAAATCCCCCTCTATCTCCTTCCCCAAAAATGCCAAAAGTAGCCGCGGTTCCATACTCTTAAAATCAATTTGACGACAATTCTTCAATATAGTCCGATACTCAGACTTAAGTGTTAATACAGAAGGTCCGCTAGACACTCTTAAACGCCCCGTCTTTGTTCTTCTATCGTACCTAACAACGTTAATGGACCCTGTTGTTATATTAAACCCTGGCAAATCTACGTTCATCGCCTTTAAAGAACTATACCTCAGCGCATCTGCCTTTGCCGGCTCTAAATTACTAATGAACCTCTGTATCATTCTCCAATGCTTTTCGTACTCTTTATTCTCGTTTAATTTCATTTTATCTGCTATATCAACAGCCAACGACTTAATATTACCAGAAAACTTTGACCCCAATAACTGCTGCCACGGGGGATTCTCTAAACCCAAAACCTCTGCCATCCTTATATACTTCTTCTCTATAACTGAATCGATCTCTATATTATACATAGCCAACCATTCAGATGCAGGAAATGGATAAGCTCTGTTCCCGTATGACCAAGAATCATCCGGAATTTTATCAACCCACTTATACCCGCTCTCGTATGCTAAATGATTCTCTGTACCGAATAAATCTTTTGTAAAAACTATCATACATCTATTATCCACATATTATGTGAATGTACAAAACAATGTTACGTCTTATTGATCTCTCCGCCTACAAGCGCTTGTATTTCTACCAACTTCTGCTCTAACGTCTCAAAGAATCCATACCGATCTGTTCTTGATAACCTTAAAGTTGTAGAAAATTTCCCGGATGAAATTTTATGGTCTAGACCTGTTAATATATACATGTTATCGATATCTGTATTTGTTTGAAAATCAAAGAAAAACTGCTGACCATGACGAAAAAATGGACACCCAATTGTTTCTACTGTTAATTGAGTCGAAAATAATCGCAAAGGAAATGGCGATTCTTCCTCTCCAGCTTGCTCTTTGCTCCCGCCATCTATACGCTTTTTCATTTGGATTAGTGCTAGTTTTGCATCGGGTTGCGCTGATACTCCAACGTTAGTCATAATTGAATATTCTGTACCATATTTTAAGGTTGGCAACGTTTGCGATAAAAAGTACTTCATTTCCATAGGAGACTTCATTGTTTTGTAGTATTTGATATCATCAAGATTAATCTGATTTCTGTCTCCTTCTTGACTTTTGTCAGATTCAGTATCTGGCTTTTCGATTGGTAGCAAGAATCCTAAGTTAACTAACTTATCGAATTGCTTCATTGAGTTCTCCGCGGCTGACGTGGGGAATCCTTCTTTTTCTATTTGTTTAGTTAGTATCCCTGATGCTTTTGTAGAAGCTTTGTGCAAATAATTTGTATATGAAGAATAGTTGTCTTTTGCTCCGTCATATATGTGCAATCTTAAAATGGATTTTGTCTCGTCGCCTTTCACAGGAATTGTTTCAACATCGACTTTTAAATTAGGCTTTTTAAAATTTGTTATGCATCCGTAGATCGACTTTGAAG